GAGAAGTCGATGCCTTCAGGCACCACAACTTCGCCTTCCTCGTCCACGCGGTCAGTCGTGATGTAGGCCACCACGGATCGCTTGGGCTGGTCGATCTGCAAATTCTTGATCTGCAACTCACGCCAGACGGTTGGCGTGTCGCTCTTCAATCCATATTCCACTGGGTCAAGATCAGTCAAGGTCAATCCTCAATCAGCACCGGGATGATGTCACAGCGGCAATTCGGGTGCAGCGGCGCACCTTGGACATCACCATATCGGACAGAGAAAGAGCCGCCTGCAGTTGTGATGGTGTCGCCCATCTTCCAGAATGGCTCGTCAAGGTTGTACACCTTCGCGGTGCCACGCTGAGCGGTCGCATCGCAGAACGGGCAAGCGCCTGCAGCCAGCAGCCATTGCTTTCCTTGGACTACGTTGGATTCTTGCCAGCCAAGCCGCTCGCCTTCGACAAAGGCCCGCGCCGATTCAGTGCGAGCCACGACGGTTGCACGCTCTGGGCTGAAGGCGTAATCCTTGGCGATCTCATCGGCGATCGTGAATGGGCTTTCGCCTTGCTCGAGGCCGCGAGCAATCACGGTGCGGACACGCAGCAAAGAGGCCCGCGTGGCTTCGCTGGCGAACTGCTGAGCGTATGACTCGGCAAAGCTGGCCACGCGCGGGTTGAACACGTCGAACGCCGTATCCACGCCGACTTCAGCCAGGCCAAACTGGCCACCAGATGCCGTGGATACGGCCATTGGACCAAGCACGGCCTCGCGGTAGTCCGCCTCCACCATGCCCAGCGAGCTGAGCAGGTTGAGCAGGTCAGCAGGTCCAAACGCCTTTTCACCAGTCAAGGCACGCTGGATCTGCTTCTTCTGATCGTTGAAGACTTTGACCAGGTTGCGCTGGATGCGTCGCGCTGGGTTGGCGTCTTCGCCTTCTCGCACATCGTCGCTGGCTGGCTCTGGCTCGTAATCTGCAACATCCTCGACAGCCTTGCGTGCCTCGTATGAACGCTCAGGCCATACCTCGCCATCGCTGGGTTGGTATGCCTTGGCCTTCATCTCCGGCTCCATGCCGGTCAGGCTGATCACCGGGACACGCTTGCGGCCTGCACCGCATTGGCTGTACGCGATCGCCACGGCTTGGTCGTAGCTGTAGCCTTCGCTCACCAGCTGCGGGATGCCGCGAGCCACGCACTGCTCAACGGTCTCTTCTTCTCTCCGGCTCACCTTGGTCTCTTCGCCGTCTTCGGCCAGCATGCGGTCATATATGGAGTTGGCCCACCGTTCGCCAGCATCGCCGCCCCATAACGCCCAGGCAATGCGGCCGGCAGACGGATAGCCTTCCTCGCCACGCTCGAAGCCTTCGGCCTCTTTGTCCACCGTGTGGCGGCTGAAGTAGTTGACCATGCGGCCGATGGTCTCAGGCGACACGGCCACGCCGTTGCTCAGATCGCGTGCTCGAGCCACGCCAACGACGGTGCCACCACGGCCATGCTCTTTGCGCCAGCCAAGGCCACGCTGGGCTTCTTCTTGCACGTCCGCAGGCGGTGTGAAGTCGATGTCCTCGTACTTCTTTTGAGCGATGCTTTTGCTTGGCAAAGGCTGCTCTGTTGTTGTGGTTTCTACTTCTTTCGCTACAGCACGGGTCTGGATGTCCTCAGCGTCAGCATCCAAAGCGCCAAAGGCTGGGATGGCTGGCTGGCCGATAGCATCCAATGGCACGCCATTCACTCGCAGCTCATCGCCATCTTCAGCTGGATCAAGGCCCAGCTCCGATCGGGCCTCATTGATCGAACGCACACCGCCAGCGACCTCAGACAGAAGCACGCGAGATATACGCTCTTCGTCCTCTTGCACCGGGTTGTCGTATGCCAGGAACAGGCCATCGGCCATGCTTCCAAACAGCGGCAGGAGTTGCTGGTTCAAGAACTCAGCATCGGCCACCAGATACGGGTGGATGGTGTCGCGCATGTAAGACGCGAAGCCAACCTGAGCCGATGCCAGGTTTGGATCGTTGGCTTTCAGCAAGGTCACAGGAACGCCGGACACGGCTGCGATCACTTCAACCTTACGCTCTTCGCCTTCACCGAAAGACAGATCGCGCGGCGAGAACTGCAGAGGCCGGGCATCCGATCCGCCTTCAAAGATGTACGGTCGGCCTGCGTTGCGGTTGCCTCGCAGGTTGGCATCCAAGTAGCTGATCATCCGATTCCACTGGGTCTCAGTCAGGTGCTCTTTGATGAAGATGCCCCAGTCAGGTCGTGCCTGATTCTCGAATAGATGCTTCTCGTATCCGTCCATGGCTTGGAGCAATCCAGCAGCCGGAGCAGCAGACGAGACCCAGCCTTTGCCGTACAGCGGATCGGTGGGCGATGGAATCAGATTGTGCAGCACTTCGTCGGGTGCAAACTTGGTCTGGCTTGGTGGCACGCCGTACTCGTAGCCTTCGATCATCCGCTCGTCACGGGTCGGCAGGATCTTGACGTGCTGCGACGGCATCACCCAGATCTCGACTGGGTAGCCCATTGGTCCCATGATCGGGTGCAGATACTCGTTGCCGGATACTTGCAGGAACGTCTTGCGAAGCACCGAGAAGTTGTAGCCATCCATGAACGGTGAGACTCGGTTGAGCAGGTCCAAGATCGGATGGTCATAGATTTCAACCACGTCGCCGCCGGTGTTGGCGCTGAGCATGGCTGACTTGGCTGGCCGCATCCGGCCATCACCTTTGAGATACCGCTGCACGGATTTGCTGGCTGGCTTGTGTGCCCAGCCTTTGTGGCCTCGGCTTTCAACCGACGCATACAGCCGAAGCGGCTGAGCTGCAATGCTGCGAGCATTCATCATCACAGCGGCATAGACGTAGCCAGAAAGCAGCCGAAGCATGGCCGCTTGCTCTTCGCGTTGACGGCCGGTGCCGTATGTGGCTTCGGGCTTGATCGTCGATCGGACGTAGTCGAGCCGGTCCTGCTTGGCTTTCATCCCAAGAGCGCGCTGCAAACGGTCAAGCATTAGAGACTTCTCCACATACGGTCATCGTCAAACGTGGCTCCTGCATCTACGCCGCCTGCAACTCGCACGCGTGGCTCTATTCTGCTGCCGTCAAAGTACACCACGCCATACCGTAGAGCATCCAGAGCGTGGTCGTTTTCTTTTTTCGGTTGATCCTTGAACCCGCTTGAACCGCCCAGCCATTCGTACGATTCAAACTCTCGGATGATGTTTTCGCACTTCGGGTCAACCGTCAGTCTTGGCAAGCCATCACCAGCACGCGGTAGACGTTGCTGCACCTTCTGGATGCCGCTGAATACTTCGTTGTCTGCAGCTCGCACCGGCAGGTCTTCGTTCAGCATGCTGGCCCGAAGTTTGGCGGCGGATGGGTCAAGTACAAATGACTCGATGCGGTAGCGTCCAGCCAGATCCTTGGCCGCCGCAATGACGTCAGCCTCCAACTGGTTGGTGCGATACCACTCCTCGAGGATATGCAGGCGGCCATCTCCGTCTTCTCCGATGGCGACCAGCGCCGCCGGGTTGGTATAGCCTTCATCCTGACCAACGACGATGCGACGCCACTGCTCATCACGCTCGCGGACATGCACAGAACGATCGAAGCGGTCATAGACCAAGCCTTCGCCGCCACGCCATTTGCCTTCAACGTATCGCTCAAAGGCGACTCCTTCCAAACTCATCAGGTCTTCGACGTACTGCTTCGGCAGAAAGAAGTTGTCCGGGCTTCTCGTCTGGATCGCCATGCAATTGCTTGCAGGCTGATGGCCGCCAGCAAGGCCGAACCGCTTGGCAAGGTGATGGCTGGGCGCGCCCGGGTTGCAGGCTCCATAGAGCTGCATTGGCAAGCCTTTGAGTTGCAGACGGATACGGCCACGCAGCATGGTCCAGTCTGGCTCGCTGAGCTCGACGGCCTCATCCACAGCACAGCCAGACAGGTTGAGAGAGCCAATCTTTTGGTAGTCCTCTGCATCGCCCAGGCCAAAGTAGTAAATGACACCGCCGCCATGCAAGCGGATTGTTCGCTCTGATTTGTTGTGGTCATAGGTGCCCATCGGCAGGACGGGCGGCAGGTTTCCATCGGCCTCGAGCAACGTGCGAAGCGTTGTAGATTTGAGGCTGACCAAGTGCTTCCGGGCCAAGCCTTCACGGGCACCGGGCTGACCGATCACACGGCTGGCGAGCTTGAGGCAAAGCGCTCTGGTCTTGCCTGCACCGAATGCACCGGAGTACAGAACCTCACGCTCTTGGGCTTGGATGTATCGCAACTGCGGTGGAAGCAGTTGTATCTCTTGCTCAACTTTCATCGTCTTCGGCTGGCGGTGTGGCCTCCACCATCTTCATCACCAGCTGCATGTTGCCGTCGCCAGTACTCTCGGTCTTTTCCTTCATGCCCAGGTACTGCTTGCTCAGCCAGATCATCATCTGCCGGTCGCCGTTCTTGGCGGCCGTCCACATGTCACGACGCAGAGAGCCGTTGCCATTCAGCCGCTCACGCTCAATGATCTCTCGGACCTCTTCACGGTTGTACAGCGTTTGGCGTGATGTACCAAAGAAGGCCGCAATCTCTTCGTATGTCAACTGCATCTGGGCCAGCTTGGCCAGTTGCTCCAGATCAATCTCTTTCTTTGGGTTAGGCAATGTCGATCTCCGTGCCATTTCTCAGGTTGAAGACCACCGTACCAAGAATGTTGGCATCGGTTGTGAATGCTGGCCGCTGCTCGCCGTGCCGTGTGTTGATCTCGCCGCCATACAGGTCAGCCGCATCAATCGTGAAGGTGTCGCCGGTGTCTGGGTTGCGGATGTCCAGGACACCGCCGTACATCGTCAAGCGCCCATCAATCCGGCCAGTGGTCTTGGTGGTCAGCGTGGCTTCTTCGGTCAGTCGAGCATTCAAGATGTTGCCGGTGTCAATCTCAA